TGGATAAGCTAACTAAGGGTCTTGAACGTCGTAAAAAACAACAAGAAGAAGCGGCTCAGATTGGCGTTGGTGAACAATTAGACGCAGATCCTCTTGGCCTTATAGAATCCAAAGTTGAATTAAAACATATTATTACTGATATAAAGCGTGATGAAAACCTTACGCTTGAAGCGATGGAACTCCAATTAGTGACATATAAAGAGATTAATTCTAACGCGGAAAAAGTAAAAAATTGGACTGAAGCAACGGCTTCCTCATTAATGACATCTGCAATTATGGGCGATAATGTGGCAGAAGCCTTAAAACGAGCCGTGCTTCAAATGATTATCATGGTAGCCCAAGCCAAGCTTTATGATCACTTTATGACATCAGCCACAGGCGGGACGAATAAGATATTTGCTGCCATCGGCAATTTCCTTTTCGGCGCATCACCAACGCAGGCGTTCCCATCGCCAAGTGGTCCAGGTGCAAAAATCACAATTAACCAGAATTTCGGAGGTATGGGTGTCATTGATCACAATTTCGCTGCCAATAGTATTATACCGGCCATAAACAAGGCCATCAATACGGGACAGGCGAGGATTGGGTAAATGCTATCATTCGATTCCGGCCTTACCAACGCCCTCAAAAATGCAAATACGACGGCGTTTTGGGTACTTAAACTATATTACAACGATGAATCGGCTTTTATTGGTGTAAGTGACCGCCATCGCCAAGATGGTTCTGACATATATTATGGACTGGTGGCATCCTGGGGAACATACCGCCAATCATTAAACTTCTTTAATTTCACCACATCAATCGGCAACATGAGCATCACGCTGATTAATGCCGAAAAATCCATCCAGGGCAAACGCTTTTCCGATCTGCTTTCAGATTACAATTTCGCCAATCGCAAATGGGAATTGTTTTTAAATACCAACGAAACATCCACACTTGATACCTCTGCCCGCATGATTGCTTCCGGTGTGATTTCCGGGGAAATTGATTACGATTCTAACAATGTAACGCTGACCCTGTTTGACAATACCACAAGGCATCACAAAACAATACCCGCCAATACCGTTGCATCCGCCACATATACAAACGCACCCGCCAATAATATCGGCAAACCGATTCCAATAGCTTATGGGGACTTCCATGAAAAGACTGACATTGGCACGATTCCAACGACTCATTTTGATAGATTTAAACAATTTTACAAAGGCGCATTTCCTGCAATTATAACTGATAAATATGATGTAGGTGTGGCGGGAAGTGAAGCCAAAGTGGACAGTCAGGCGGTTCATACATTGGACAATGAGAATGTCTATTATTATAAATCTGGCAACTACGGAACACTTACAGGTACGGTGGATGCAACGTCCAACAATCCTGTAATAGAATTTGAAGGATCAAGATGCAAGGTCTATTTCCCTTTAAGTAGCTCCGGCTTTACCACAAGCGGAACGGGGACACATACCAACGAGGCCAATATATCTAATGGAGATTTTGGAGATTCGAGTAAAACAACGATAGCTGTTACAGACGGAAACAATGTTACGATCAATTATGGAATTGAACCTATATCTAAAATGGGAGAATATGTAAGCGCAACAGCATTGGCGAAGTTTGGTACCGTGTCAGCCACTCCAGCCGGATTAAGTTTTTTAAAAATAGGGGGAGTAGCCTTTAGCAGTGTATCGACTAATGATGAAAAAGAAGCCACACTCAGTTTTTCAGACCCCGAAAAAAGTTCATGGGATCTCACCGGCGGGATTCCTTTACTGTTAAATTCAAACAGCGGTGCAGGGAGTTTTACTATTGAAATTTCAGAAATGGGGATGGTGGTTGAATTTGATATTGATGACATCGAATCCCACGAAGTCGATGAATCGTATGAGATTGGGCCAATCGAAGTTAGTGCCGGTGTGATGGTTGAAGATGTTGTAGTTGTCGTTCCGAGACAGATCGTCCCAAGAACCAGAACACTGCTCACGCCTTCAAAAATAGACTATGTCTATTGTTCCGGCAAGGGAAGAAAATATGGTGCATGGATTGATACAGTTAATTCAAGCACCAGAAATTTACAGAACGGGGATGCCGCCGACCCCGGTTATGCCGCAAATGATTTAATCGAAAATCCGGTCTATATGATTGAAGATATTTTGAGGACTGAATTATCCCTTGATCCATCCACCACCGGGGCAGATATTGATATATCCACATTCGACTATTCCGGCAATACTACCAATGGATATTTGAAGGATATTTACGAGGATGCGGTTAGTGATGTGAATTTCGCTTTCTCTCAATATAAATTTATCAATTCAAAAGATTTAATTGACCGCCTGGCCAAATTATGTTTTTCTTATGTATTTATCGGTGGTGATGGAAAATTCAAGATTAAAACATTAAGGCGGGCAGACGATTATTCTTCTGCCGATCAGACAATTGATTTTAATGATATTGATTTAGGGAAGGTCGGGAAAACATCTTTGGGGGCGGTTAAAAATTCAATCTTGATTAAATACGATCACGATTACGGGGCGAAGCAGAATAAATCTGAAGCCACCGCAACCGATGCCACAAGCGCGGGAAACACGGTTTCCGGGTACAGTCTAAATCCATCTTCCGGCGATGCAAGTTATATGAAATTTGAATTGGATGCCAATGAAATATTGGATTCGACCACCGCGACCAAACTGGCAGAAGCCTATCTGTATTTAATGAAAGACAGGCACGATACGGTTAATTTTACGTGTGTCCGCCCCAAATACAATCACCTCGAAATTGGGGATATAATTAATTTTTCAAATTGGCCCACAGACTTGAAGGTCTATGGTCAAACGATGGGGGGATCGTGGGATTCCACCACAGACACTTTTTCATCGGTCACAACCACCTGGGACAATATGGCTGCCGGGTATTTCATTGTGGCTGATATTACCAAGACAGTTACAGGCTGTTCAATTAAAGCAATAAAGGTATCATAATGGCAAACATGAACATTGGGACACCAAGATTTTATCCAGATTTAATTAATCATCTTATGAGCAGAGGTGTCGCACAGGCCGGAAATTTCGACGTAATAACAGGATCAAATCTTATCGGCATACAAACCGGAAGCGAAGCGGAATTGTTTGATATGAACCCGTTGAATAAAGTTGATTTCAATACAAGCGCATCAACCTCGGATCATGTCTTAATTAATTTAGACTTCCAGGCGGCATCATCTTTTAGAAATACTTATATCGCAATATTAAACCATAATTTAGCAAGTTGTTCCGGCAAAATATCAATCGGCGCAAGTGCAACGGAATCAAATGTCAATACTGCCGATATGTCTGGTGCATCTGTTATTGCTACACTCGAAGTTGTTAATGCAGATGCAATAGGTGGAAGTGGTCGGCGAGAAATAACACCGGCAACGGATGGTACCACAATCGTTAAACTCGATCCGACTTATGGATCATACACTCCATTGCAATATGTAGGGATTCAATTTGAAGGGGATTCGGCTTTTGATAACGGTACAGATTTATCTATTGGTTGCATTATGGTTGGACAAATGTATGAAATGCCACACGCCCCTGATCTGGCTGTGACCCGGATGATCTCTTATAACAGAATGAACGACTTACAGGAATCTTATGGCGGGCAGCGATTCAGCAATCTAAAATCTTTTGGCAGAACTTCAACAAGCACATCGAAATCACCTTTCTCAACGGCTTCGGATAACTATCAAGGCTATGGTGGAAGATTGATTTACGACATGAGTTTTAGCTTTATTGATTCAACCGATCTCATGCCGGCTGAATATGATGTACGCGCTCCGGGGCATTTAGACGCAGATCAAAACTTCGTTGAGGATGTGTGGAACAAGACAAACGGCAATCACATTCCTTTTATTATGTCTATTGATAAAGATTCGGAAGGTGACAATGCAGAATCGGAACATATCTTTGGCCGGTTTGCCAACAATTCTTTAGACATGGCCCAGGTCGCCCCAAATGTTTATAATATCAAATTAACAGTTGAAGAAGAATTTTGATAAACTGCAATCCTACGCAAGTGAGTAATATAGTACTCAAGTGGGTAATATAGTACTCAGTTGATAGAATTTGTCATCATCCTTCTTTGGACTACCCTTTTGATAGGATCTCTCGCATTAATCGCCAACTATTATGATAACAATGAATAAACAATAATGAATATATATGCGGAATATGGTGCAATCGGTGTCATTGTAAGTCTGTTTGTAATGATGATCACCAATTTAATTAAAAGCCAAAAACTTCAAAATGAGGACTTGGACCAAATACGCCAAGCCAATGCAAAATTGGAAACCAAAATGGCAAATGTAGAATCAATCGTTCTCAAAATGCTTGACAGATGGAATCGGTCAGATGAAACGTCCCAAAGACACCGGGAGGATATTGTGAAAGAATTAAACGATGTGACCGATGACCTTGCATATTTGAAAGGCAGAATCAACGGTAAGTAATAGCACTGTAACATATTTGTAACAGATAAAGTGCATATTTCTGCTATCCATTGTTATCTATTGTTCGTTTAGTTATATGGGAATTATCGTCGATAAATAACAAAAAACCCCATCTCACGACGGGGCTTAAATTTGCGGGACTGACGAGACTTGAACTCGAACAATGTTCCGTAATATCAGCACTTAAAAGCCACTGTCACATATTTTAATCAATTTTATTAAAGATTTCGCGGGCCAATTCGATGGATGGATGGATATAGTCCCGTGTCTGCTGCTTGTTTGTGTGGCCTAAAATTAAGCGAATTGTATCGGGATTGACCTGACGGTTTGCCAGTTCAGTAGCTAAGGAATGGCGGAGACAATGGAGATCCGCACGGTGGGGATAATTCAGCCACTTCAATCTGCGCTGCATCCGTTCCCGGCTTTGATTCCGCTTATAAAACTCCGGATAAATTTTAAATATATCTATTCCCTCAAGTTTTGGATGAAGGGGTATTTGCGCCACTGCTGTTTCATGGTGTTTTGTTTTGGTAGGGAATAGCGTTATCACATCGCCCCGGATGTCATCAGGTGACAGGTTGCCCGCATCGCTGACCCTTAATCCGGTGTAGGCCAATACGGACCAAAATCTAAAGTCCGATTCATAGCCGTTTAAAAAGGCATCCTGAAGTAAAATTTGAACCACATCCCAGGGAATCGGTTTCCGGGGGTATTTTTTTTCCTTTTTATCCGGGCGAAACGCATGATCGCAGGGATTTTCAGCTACATATTTCCGCAGTTTCGCATATTCAAAAAAAGCCTTTATGGTAGTAATGTCATCATACACCGTTTTATTTGAAAGTCCCGAATCCAATCGCCCATTGGTGTAATCATCAATCATATCAATATCAATTGAATGTAAATAATGATCGGCATATTGGTTTAAAAAGGGTTTGAATGTTACCTGGATGCGCTTCACATGAGCCGGTTTTTTCATTCGTTCAATAGTGGCGGCGTAACGTAGGTAAATTTGCCCCAATTTTGCCCTTTTAGGGAGGTTACGGTGCTGATTGAGCAGGTACTCCTCCTCCCATAATTGCGCCCGTTTTTCGGCCAATTTTTTAGAGGTGGTTTCTGTGCTTTTCTGGATGCGGTTTTTCCCCGATCCGATGGTGACATATATATTAGGTGAATCGTCCCGCTTGTATAAAGTAAACATGGTTACAATTCACGAATCCACACAATTTTGTAAGCGAAATCAATTTCATCAATTTTGACCGTAATATCTTCATCATTATATTTAACCAGTTTCACCTGGTCTTTATCTTTGTGCCACTCCGCTACCAGTTTCCGGCCATTTTTTAATCCAATAACGGCACGATCAGAATTTTCTAAAGTCACGTTGGGCGATACAATCACCCTTTGCTGTGGCCGTATAGCCGGGGTCATGGATCTATCTTTTACAATCACCCCAAACGCATTGACATCTTTAACGCCGTGCGGACGTGATATATATTCGTCTGCTGCGCCGTTAGGATAATCGCCATCGCCGGAAAAAATACCTTTTCCCGCCTGGGCAACACCCACCACAGGCAATTTACCTTTCTCTGCTGGCATGGATAATTTGTCATCATTACTTATGTCGGCATTATAATTTTCATTTTTTAAGTGTTTATCTGGAACGTATCCCAATTTTTTCCAATGGGATAACTGCTGTCTGGATATAGATAGATGGTCGGCGACAGAGCCTTCCGTCTTTAGGTGATATTTCTTTTTTAGGAAAAGAATAAAATTTTCAACTTCATATCTTGACATTTGTCATATTCCCATGTATATTGTCATGTAACTAATGAAACATAATTAAACATTTCACACGGAATTTACATAAAAATATGATCGAAAAACAATATTTCACGGTGAATGAGGTTGCTAAATATTTAAAGGTGCATCCCATCTCCGTTCGTCGAATGATCCAAAACAAAAAATTAAAGGCGTTGCAGCTTCTAAACAGGACCTACCGCATCCCTCAAAGCGCAATCAACGATTACATCCACCAAAACACGAAGTAGGGAGGACGCTATGAGCAGAACATCTGAAGGACTTGAACCGCATATTTACTTTCCTGTATTTGGTGTAAATCGAGAAATACCACCGGACGAACCCGAAATGGAATGTCCACATCAAACTGTCATAATGACAAAACTGAACGATGAATCAATCTTGGTTTGTGAAGATTGCGGTGAGGAAGTGGAGATATAAGATGAAGATGTTTTTTAGAGCCGAAATCGAATGTACGGATGATCAGGGTAATCCACACGGCAAGAGCGTTTGGGCCTTCACTGTCTATGATTTGGTCGATAAAATTTCAAAACTTGGCGATATGTGGACCATAAACCACGCTCACAAACTTAACAATAATCAAGAGGTGGTTAAACACTTCACCAACACCGCCAGGAGATTACTTAAAGAAAAGAGGAGTACAAGTTATGCCAGTTAAAATACACGGGAAAGAATATCTCACCGTTGCGGAACGGATCGGGAGACTAAATCATGAGGCTTTCATTTATTCCCTTAATACAGAACTTGTATCATGGGAAGATGGTGTGGTCATTATGAAAGCAACTCTCGCCATTACAGAAGATGGTGATGTGCAGACATATACAGGACACGCATACGAGCGCGAATCTTCATCGCAGATTAATAAAACATCCGCCCTGGAGAATTGCGAAACGTCAGCGATTGGCCGTGCTTTGGCTGCTGCCGGATTTGGCGGAACGGAATACGCATCTGCCGATGAGGTGGCCAATGCTGTTCATCAGCAAGATGCACCTACACCGCGAAAATCCATCCATCAACAGGATAAACGCAACGCACCGATGACCATGAAGCAGCAAAAGCTGATCCTTAAACTCATGAAATCATCACTTATCACCGATGAAGAACGGTTGAAGATTGAAGGATTTGTTCACGATCCCAACGCAACCATAAGTGTCGCCTCGGATACCATCGACACCTTAACCAAGTGGATTGATGAACGGGAATTGGCGGAGTAACGAATGGCAAAAACTGATACAAAAGTTCGCCATCGCCCAGAGCTTAATGGGAGTGAACGCGACACTACGGGTCAAACAGAGACTTTTCGGGGATATACCGAGCGTGAATCATTTATCTGTTCGGCAGATGATGCGACTGTTAGCCGAATTGCGGAAGATTTGGCACGAATCCGAAAAGAACTCGAAAACAACTTTAACGCCATGAACCAAACCCTCGACAATATGGCAACACAGATCACAGATACTAAGGAATCCATTGATCAAACGAGAGCGCAGATAAGAGAACTGTGATCTACCCAAACCATAACCAAAACCAAGCCAATGACGAATCCTGAAGCGGATGGGGGCGACAAGCGGAACGCCCCCCAATACCGCATATACTATTTCTACCCACCATTCGAAGGCGATCCCATCGCCATTATTATCCCGGAAGATCAAGTGGAATACCACGATGGTCACTTCACAAAACTTTACCGCCATTACGAATCAAAGAACTGGCGGATCGAGGAAATTAAACCAAAGGAAAAAGTGTATGAAACTCCACAGATACACCCACAAACAGGCAGACCCATTGGATAAATACATCGCCAAATTCGCATTGGTGGTCTGCGTCTATATGATGCTGCAATTAATGAGAGCGATACTCAACGGCTGGATGTAATGGCCAAGCGATTCACAGACACGGGTAAATGGAAGAAAAAATGGATTCGTGAATTGAATCCGGATATGAAATTATTTTGGTTCTATTTATTAGATAACTGTGATCATGCCGGGATATGGGAAGTGGATATTGATCTTGCATCGTTCCAGGTCGGTGTCAAACTGGATGAAGCCAGAATTTTAAAAGTGTTCAATCGCAAAATTGTACCTTTTAAAGATGGGAAATGGTTCGTCCCCAAATTTATTGAATATCAATATGGTGAACTGAATGAAAATGTAAACGCTCATAAATCAGTCATAAAAATATTAAAAAAGTATGGGTTAAATAAAAAAAATCAACAGTTGCCCAACAGTTCATCTGGAACTGTACAGGATAAAGATATGAATATGGTTAAAGATAAAAGAGAGGGGAAGTTTGAAATTATTGAAAAATCTTTAGATGGTTTACAGGCTCAATTTAAAAACCGAAACGTGAAATCTGAATTTCAGCATTTCAAAGACTACTGCGCAGCCAACGGAAAGAAGTATAAAAACCATCTTGCCGCCTTCCGCAACTGGCTCAGAAATGACAGCTACCGGTCTAAAGATGAGCCGGTGAAACAATCTAAAATCACTTTATCCTGCCCCAAAGGCCATCATAAGCGACAAGTCAATCGTGGCGTAAGCGGTGTATGTCCGGTATGTCTTGAGCAACTTGTGCCGATTGAACAAATCCAGATCGAAAGGGCGATTGCATGAATATACTCGAAGCCATATATGCCGGGGATAGCTGTGAAGTGAACGGGCAAGCCAGGATTCACAAAACATTGAAAGAAACCTATGCCTGGGATATGGCTGACGGACAGATATATGTCTGCCCGGACTGTAATATCGCATGGCAGAATCCCATCACGGGCAACGGTGAATATTTTTATTATGAAGATTTTCCAACCTACGGCAAACGGAGGAAACAATGTCCAAGATGCACAAATCAGAAGTAGATGAATTAGACCGCCGTTGGATCAATGCCATCATTGACGGACTGCCGGAATCAGAAATAAGACAGTATAAAACAGAATATATAAAAGCATTGGAAGAATATGCCAAAAAAACCAAGCCGAAAAACCCTCGTAAGGAACCTTGATAAAGTTTGGTCACAAGCCGTTAGGGAGAAAGCAGATTCACAATGCGAACATTGTGGCAAGGTTAGCCCACTCAATTCACACCATTTTTATTCGAGATCAATATATTCGGTTAGGTGGGATATTGAAAACGGCTTTTGTCTTTGTGTTGGATGCCACGTCTTTTCTTCGAAATTCTCCGCACACAAAACACCGGCGGAATTTGTTGAATGGGCGATCGAAGTTCGTGGCGACGATTGGTATGAATCACTCAAAGACAGGAAAAACACCGTGCGAAAATTTAAAAACCATGACCTTGAAGAATTGTTAGATGAAATCCGAAGTAAAAAACAGTAAAAGAATTTATCACCCTTTTCAACTCTGGGAAGACTATGAACACGGATTTTATGATAATTGTTCTGGCGTAGAAAAATCTGAAAAAATTAAGATAGCGGTAAAAATGTTTCAGTCGGAACCCTTGACGAAAAAATATATGATGCTTGTCGTGAATACTTGGAAATATTCATGTGAGCATAATCTTACAAACTCATCGTTGAATAAAATCGCTTACATAGGTCAGGCGGCCTGTTGCCTTTATGGGCAGGTTCCAAACACCGTAACGATGGAAGCGTGGAATTGTCTTGATATTGATACACAAAAAAGAAGCGACGCTATTGCCAAGACCGCTTTGAGTAATTGGGAAGAAAAAAACAAAGAAATACAGATATGCCTAAATATAGATTAAATAAAACTGTATATCAGGCTGCATTAGATAGGGTTTCTTACGCTTTTGACGAGTTTGAAAATATATATTTAAGCTTTAGTGCCGGTAAGGATTCTACTGTGATGTTGCACATTGTTGCTTCTGAGGCTATAAAGAGGAATAGAAAATTTGGGGTTCTGTTAGTGGATCTTGAAGGACAATATAAGCTAACCATTGACCACGCAATTAAGTGTATGACATCGTATAGAGATTTTATTGATATATATTGGGTTTGCCTACCAATACACTTGAGAAACGCAGTTTCTGTTTATGAGCCATTTTGGAAGTGTTGGGATAAAAAGAAGCAGATAGATTGGATACGTCAGCCACCAGATTTCGCAATTACCGATGATTCTTATTTTAATTTTTTTAGGGACGGGATGGAATTTGAAGAGTTTGTGCCAGAATTTGGAGAATGGTTTGCCAATAAAAAGAAAACTTGCTGTTTTGTCGGCATTAGATCAGACGAGAGCCTAAATAGATTTAGGTCTATATCGTCAAAGACAAAAGAAAGATATAACAATAAGTGCTATACAACAAAAATAACAGAAAATGTATTCAATTTTTATCCAATATATGATTGGACGACAGAAGATATATGGATATACCATTACAAAAACCCTGAAAAAAGATATAATGAATTATATGAGCTTATGCACAAGGCGGGTCTATCTATACATTTGCAAAGAATATGCCAGCCCTATGGAGACGATCAAAGGAGAGGCTTGTGGTTGTTTCACATGATAGAACCAGAGACATGGGCAAAGGTGGTTTCAAGAGTAAACGGTGCAAATTCTGGCGCATTATATATGAACGAAAGCGGTGCTATCAATGGCTATAATAATATTGAACTGCCTGATGGCCATACCTGGAAATCGTTTAGTGAGTTATTCTTGAATAGCATACCAAGCGTTACTAAAGAACACTATCTGAATAAAATATTTACTTATATCGAATGGTGGAAAAACAGGGGTTACTTAGCGGGAATACCAGACAAGGCACCCAAGATTCTTGAATCAAAAAAACTTGTTCCTTCATGGCGAAGAATATGCAAATCATTATTAAGAAACGACTACTGGTGTAAGGGACTTGGATTTACACAACATAAAACAGAGGCATATAGAAAATATCTATTATTAAAGAAAAGGCAAAGGGCTGAAAGGAATTTTTCTATATGAAAAAAATTAAAGAACTCACAAGGCTAATCTGCACAGGGCTTTCACAGCTTGATATTGATGAAAGAATAGCGCAGATCAACAACATTAAACAGGCGATTCATAAAATCAGCCCATTTAATAACGAGCCGGTAGATTGTGTCATTTGGGTAAAAAACAATCAAGTACAAGCGAATGACTATAATCCCAACAGTGTTGCGCCACCGGAAATGGATTTGCTACGATTAAGCATAGAAAACGATGGATATACGCAGCCAATAGTTTCTATGGAAAGCGGAGATGAGGTTGAGGTTGTTGATGGCTTCCATAGAAACAGGATTGGGAAAGAGTGCGAAGATATTGAAAATAGGATTTATGGTTATTTACCTATTGTGAAGATTAGAAAATCTCGGGAAGGAATAAACGACCGTGTCGCGGCAACAATTAGACACAACAGGGCGAGGGGAAAACATAAAGTTGGTGCGATGTCGGACCTTGTTGCTGACCTTAAAAAAAGGAATTGGTCAAACAAGAAAATTGCAAAAGAGCTTGGCATGGATCGGGATGAAGTATTGAGGCTATCTCAAATTACCGGTTTGACAGAACTTTTTTCTAATCAAGAGTTTTCTCTTGCATGGGAAGCCGAAGAAATATTGAACCCGGACGGCGAGGATATTCCAGAAAAAATAGATACGAATGCGTAAGAACGTAGAAAAAACACTCAAACGTCGGGCGTGAAGCTGTACCTCGATAATTATGAGTTACTATAACACAACCCACCTCACCGGATTTGAATTAAAAGAATCCCGCCGAAAAGCCAACACCCAAGAGGATCGGATTCTTACCTTTTTTGAAAAGAACGCCGACAAAGCATTTTCCCCGGAAGATATACAAACATACTGCATGATGGCCAACAGACCTTTAACCTCGGTGCGCCGGGCCATCACCAACCTCACAAAAGAGGGGTATTTGCGGAAAACCTCTCACATGAAACCGGGGAACTACGGCAAGCCTGTTCACACATGGCAGTATCAAAACCCTATCCCACAGGGGGAATTATTCTAACCACATACCAAAGGAAAGCCTATGCGAGCCATTTGCCCTGACTGCGGATCGTCCCATACCAAAAAGAAAGCAATACGCCTAACCAAAAACGGTGAATCCAGACGAAGGTGGGACTGTAAAGAGTGTAGCCGAAGATTCACAACCAACTGGCAGACGTTTGAAAATATCGACAAATCTCATCTCCCCCGGATATTATTATTCGATATTGAAACAACTCCCATGACCGTTCATGTATGGGGACTGTATAAACAGCGCATCCCCCATACCAATATCCTGAAAGAATGGAATATTTTATCATGGGCGGCGAAATGGTTATATGACGATGAAATCCACAGTGA